AGATCTCATGATTGAAGTATCCAGGATGATCCTCTATCGAGCTTTGCAGCATGACCGGAGCAAGCTCAAAGATCCCGAGAAGAGCATGTTTGATGAATTCACCCCGCTCTTGCGTGAACTTACCTACGGCAGCCCGGAATACAAGGATATTCTAGGAAAGATGGGGGAAGCTCTTGCACATCACTACAGTCACAATCCGCACCACCCGGAACACTATCCGGAAGGGATTTCCGGAATGAACCTCTTAGATATTCTGGAGATGTTCTGCGACTGGCAGGCTGCCTCGCTCAGGCACTCAAATGGAAATTTCAGGCGTTCGCTGGAGCACAACAAAACACGTTTTGAGATTGATGACCAGCTCTATCAAATTCTGGTGAATACAGCTGGCTTTTTAGAAAAATCTGGGGGTGAAGTATGAGAAGTCGATCAACATAAAGCAAGTAGCTGACTATATCAATACTAGAGGAGACTACCGATGTCAACCGTATCTGAAAAGAACCCCCTTGATGAGAAGCCCCGAACAGATGAAGAGCTGGAGGCTATGCTGGATGAGGTCCTGGAAGCATTCAGGGACACTCGGGGCAACGAGCGCTCGGAAAGATCCCGCCTCTTTGCTATCTGCATCACGGAACTTCAGAAAGTCAGAGCTTTCTTCCGGTCTGAGGTGAAGGGGGTAGAGAGTGACTGAGACCAAGCGCATCACCGTAGAAAGTGACAACGCTCGCTGGAAAGCCATGATCCGCTTGTGGCTTTCTGAGAAGAAACCCTCCATGATCGTTATGGGGAAGAACCAGTACAAGGTTTTGCGCCTTCCAGGAGATCGCATTGAATTTGAACCAGCCGACTCGGAGAAACTCTATGGATCTACAAGCTTCTGAGAACGACCTGGCTCCGCTCACCGATCGGGATCTCGTCGTCGTCATGATACAGAATGGTATCCTTTACGAAAATTTCAAGCGGGATGGAACACGTAAGACGGTCTTTTACTTCCGTCAGACTAACGATTTCCAGGATCTGCTCTTCCGGTGGAAGAGTGGGGTAGCAATCCCTGTATCCGATATCCGGGATGTCTTTAGCGCAGAGCGCATCTTCAATTCAGCCGTCCACGATTTCTATTAGGAGATATTATGCAACAAACTGTGAGATGTAAGTTTCGTTGTAGTGAAGTCGTAAAGCGAGAAACTCAGCCTTATAACCAACCAGGCTACTTTACCTATGCTTATAAATTCTCGGCAGTCTATTCCGACACGCCTGAGAACAAGAAGTTCTTTGATGCCACCCCTTTTGGCGGTCTTGAAGTAGGGTCTTTCAAAGACGATCTTTTCATGCCTGGTAGGGAATATTACCTGGATATCAGTGAGGCCAGTGGCCAAGAAGAAAATAGCGGTACTGACTGACCAGGAGATCGAGGTCCTGAGGGCAGGGATCACCGATCCTAATGCCGTATCCGATTACTTCTTCCGCAAACCGGGTCAGTCCCATGGCTGGCTCTTTGATGATAACTTTGACCCGGAAGGGGCCTGGCAGGTAACGATTCATCACGCCTCCCAGAGGCGGGCTATCGTGATCGGCGGTTTTGGTAGTGGCAAGACCAGAGGTGTTGGTATCTCGGCCTGTGTCTGGTCTACGCTCACCAAGGACTTCGCTTTCTTGAATGTGGCTCCTACTGCCTGGCAGTCGGAGCTCATGTATAAGTTCATTACTTCTTATGCCAGGGGGTCCCGCTTCGAAGATCTGATTTACGCTTTCCCCAAACGCCCTTACCCATCTATCGAACTGCGTTTCTACGTGCGCAATACCTTGCTCGTGGCCACTATGGAGTTTATGTCGGTGGATAAGAACGCCACGCAGATCCTTGGATGGGAGGGCGATTGGGCCAATATAGATGAGGCCGGACAGCTCGATGACCTGGGAGGCACGATCACGAACCTTGGATCCCGTATGCGAGGCTCGATCAACGGGCGGGAGCGTCTGGGTCGTTTGACCATGACCTCAAACTCCTGGGATAACCCCGAGATGTGGTACCGGTACGATCTGGCTGTAGAGCTGCCCGATGACTATCTCTCCCTGACCGTCTCTACCCGTCATAACAAGAATGTGACCCCCGATCAATTGCGCCTCATGCTCAAGGATATCCCTGAGGATGAGCATGACAGGTTCATAGACGGCTCGAGACCCGAGGGCCTGGGTAAGTTCTTCTCCAAGCACCACGTTTACGCCTGTGAGGACCAGGACTATGGAGATTTCATCGTCGCCGGCGTAAAAGGCAGCCACCCGGGTTATGCTCTCCAGCAGCTCTACGGCGCCGGGGTAGTCTATTTCGCCACCCCCAGAGCTCCTGAGGGACAGTATATGGTGGTGGGCGATCCGGGAACGGGCGAAGCCCCTAACCGCAATGCCCCTGCAATAATGGTGTGGGATGTCACCGATTTCCCCACTCTAAAGGCCAGTATGGTTGCCGCCTGGTGGGGTTCTGGCCATGGGTCAATCACCCCTTTTATCTACCGCTTACTCAAAATGATGGAGATCTACGATCCGATTTACACCGTGGTCGACAATACCGCCACTCAGAAGAATACCGCACAGCTCCTAAATACCTACCTGTTCTCGGCAAGGTCCAACCCCAAGCAGATAGAGGAGTGGATCGGGGTAGATCTCTCGGGAGTGCTCAACCAGAAGATCGAGGGACTGGACTTCTCTGGGTCTAAGAAACCGGCCTACCTGATCGCCGGTAGGCTGATGCTTGAGGCCAATTTGATGATCTGGCCCAAGTTCTTTGTTGGAATGAGGTCGCAACTGACAAACTATGATCCTGAAAAAGATAAAGCGGGCGGTCCGAAGATTTCTCAAGATCTGGTTGCCGCTTATTGTATGGCGGCTTGGGCTATTCGTGCACACTTTAGGATCAACCCTAAAGACTTTTCTAAGGAAGGTGCTAATCCGTCTGTTAGCCCGTTCGATAACTACCCAGACCGGGCTACACGACTCTCTCTTGATGCAAGAACGCTCAGAGCCGCTAGATCCGAATTGGGAGAGAACTCTCCGTCTCGCAGATAGAGCACTCCATACCTCTTACAGGAGACCCAGAGGGCTATTCAACCGATGAAAGACATAATTACCAAGTCCATTGAGGTATCTTGGGCTGATAGTACCGCTCTCGAGTCTTGGACTAGCTTTGATGAAGCTTTGAAGTGGGCAGCAAAGGATGAAACCGGATTTATTTGGTCGTTGGGCCACCTGATTGAAGAAAACGAAGATTATATTGTCATTGTGAGGGATATAGATCGCTCTGATATGAACGTGTCTGGAATATTGAAGATACCCAGGTCTGCTATAAAATCCATAAGAGAAATCTTATGAAAGATACTGACCATGAGTATTCCCTTGAACAGTCTTTTTGTATTGATGACGGCGAACTTGACGGTTTCGCCCCACAGAAGATCTTCATCCTGGGTTTTGAGTTTGCCGCAATCTACTACCGTGTTCTCATTGGCCTACCCTTCAAGACCATCTTTCATTCTGATAACCATAACCGGGTAGTGGCCATGCTCAAGGATCAAGATGTAGCCGATTGGGACGTTTATGCCGATAGCGACGACTGGCACACCGTAGATGTCATCACTCTCTGACACTTGACGTTTTACAGGTTTCGCATAATAATCACACCAAGTACCGAATATTACCCCCCAAACTTCGCATAGTAACTCAACACAGCACGTTTACTACAATCTACCTGTGCTAGTTCCGGGGCTTTTATGTTCGGTGATCCCCTAACCGAATATCTTGACCAACTAACTAAACATACCCTGCCTCCGTTCTCGCTAGAGAACGTTGAGGGTTTTCCCTATTCCGAATACTCCCGCAATGAGACCGTCTATAGGGAGCTCGAACAGTGGTATGAAGGGTTTGTGCTCGATGAGACTGTTCAAAAAGAGGGGCAAAAGATTGAGCTCTACCCGGTCAAGATCAACCCGTTCCAATCTATAGTCCAAAAACACGCCCATTTCCTCTTCGGCCAGGTAGAGCAGTCCGACCGGCCGCTGGTCTCCCCACGTATACTGCCCAATTCACCTGGAGAGAAGGACTTCGCTCTTCATGCAGAAGAGGTGCTCAACCGGGTGTGGTGGGAGAGTTCTGGAAGAGCTATCCAGTGGGTAAATGGCGCTCTCTCCCAGATCTATGGCGGCAGCGTGTTCAAAGTGGCCTGGGAGCCATCAGATGCTCTTAGATCTATACCAATCAGGATAGAAGCTCCCCACCCCCGCTATTTTGTGGGGAGACCCGATGCAGCCGATTGGACCCGCCTTAGAGAAGCCTGGATTGTCAAGCCGATCTCCAGGGAGGAGGCTGCTGAGAATGGCTGGCAGAGTGAGGGGAATAATACCTCACCCCCCTGGTTGGTGGAGCATTGGACCCAGAGCCGTTACGAGGCACAGATCAACGGGCAGCCAGTCAGGAGATACACTAAATCCGGTTGGGTGGATGTCTCAGGAGCTAATGAGTGGGGATTTGTACCAGTTGTCTATATCCCGCATATCAGAGTAACCGGCTTTTATGGCGAGAACGTTATCGACACAATCAAGGGAATCGTCAAGGAGCTCAATCTACGGGTTGCCGATTTTGGAGATGCTGTGACCTCGGACGCTCACGCTTATGTCGGGATGCGTAATATCCAGGGTTCTCCCAACGTCCAGCAGATCGCCCCTGGACTGTTTGGCGTCAATGTCGGGAGTAACCCGAATATTACCGGATCGGAGGCTGATCCGGATATCTGGGAAATTCGTAAAGCCGTCGCTTCAGATGCTATGGAGAAGAATGTAGATATGCTCTATAGCCTGATGAGACGGCTGGCTTTTATCCCGGCTGTAGCTGATGGAGAAGATGAAGGATCACAGCGCTCAGGTCTCACCCTGGCTCTCCGGATGTTGCCCCTAACCGGGCACGTAGAGATCGAGCGCATCTTCTGGACGGCAGGGCTTGATCTCGTCAATCGCATGGTCCTCAAAATGCTCTCTATAAAAGGCGTAAATGGTATCACCATGCGCCACGCCGTCCAACGGGTGAAGGAAGAGTGGGCGCCAATTCTACCTAGAGATCGGGAAATCATTGTCCAGGAAGTGGCCTCTCTTATGACTGCCAAATTGGGATCACCTGAGAGACTACTCGAGATCCTGGGAGTGGATAATATCCCGGAGGAGAAGAAACTTATCTTAGATTTCTGGAAAGCACTCATGGAAATGGAAGCCAAAATAACGGCGGCAAATGCGCCGAAAGGCTCAACCGGGACAGTCCCTAAGAAAGAGACCTCCCAATAACCTAAAGGAGATTTTAGATGTCGGACAATCCTCAAGATAATCCCGCTGATAACCAGCCTCCGGTGCAAACGCCGCCTGCCGGCGACCCGCCTAAAGCTACGCCTCAGCCGGGCGATGATTGGGAAAAACGTTATAAGGGCTTACAGACGGCCTATAACAAACTGCAGTCGGATAAGACGACAGTTGACGGTCAACTGGCCTCCCTTCAAACGGACTATGAAGCTTTACAACAGCAAGTAAATAAAGGCATTGGCGATCAGAGCAAACTTCAGGATGAGATCAATTCCCAAAAAGGAACACTCACCCAGAAGGAAACCGAGATTGCCTCCCTCTCCAAGCAAATCGCTCGTTTGAAGCTGCTCATGACCGATGAGTACATCAGCCTGGCTCCCTTCGAGACCAGGGGATTGCTCCCGGACGGCAAAGATGACGAAGATCTCAAGACTAAATTCTCGAGTTTTCAGGAAGCCTACAAAGCTACCATCAAGGATGCCGTCAAGGACGAACTCAAGGGCGCCGGTCCGGGCCCAACAAACCCGGCCGATGGTGATCTCAAGCCCCGAACCAGGGAAGTGGTCTACGCAGAGCTCAATCGTCTGGCCGGGTCAAGAGATCCGGCAAAACGGGAGCGCTACGAGCAGGTTTTGAAGGAGTGGGACCAATTGACAAAAGATTGATAGGAGTCCCCCATGGCACTACCGTCCCAAACAGGTGACTTCGACCGATATTACAGCGATGAACCCTTCTCGATTATGGACCAGAACCAGCGTACCTGGCTGGATCCGGATCTGATCGATATCTGGCGCCAGCGCTCTGTATTTCGGCCGCTGATCACCTTCCAAAAGAATCTGGGTAGCATCCGGGCTACCTCGATGTCCATTACCCAGGTCTTTGACCCCCACCCGGATACCACGCCGATTGCCAGCCGGCAGATCTGGCTGCCATCTATGCACATCGATAGCCGTTCTGTGGAAGTGACCTTCCAGCATAACGGTAATAAGATTGCTTACCATAAGTATGATGACATGGTAACTTACTGGCGCCAGAATGGGCGGGCCGGAATGCGGGCTATCGCCAGGAACGCATTAGGACAGGCCGAGGTCGATATGAATGACCTCCTGGCAAGGAACGCTCTCCTGACCGCTTCCCTCAATACCGGCTATGCTCTCTTTGCCGGAGGCGGCTCGGATTTCTCCGCTTTGGGCACCACGGATCTCTATGATCCTGACATCGGCGCCGACATCTGGCTTGGTATGATCCACCGTGACGTACCGGGAGCGATGTCAGCCTCGGGAGCCGGCGGTTCGATCGTGGCTTTCACCTCCCCAGGTGTAATCTACGATATCCAGGGTAATACCGACTGGATCTCCGTCCGGCAGTACCTTCAGGACCCGGTCCTCTTGAACTATGAGATCGGTTCACATAAGGATGTCAGGTACGTCCAGACCCCCAAATGTACGCTCTGGAACTGTGGTGAGATCATCACAAGAGCTGAGATAGGCGCAGCAGTAAGCGCCGGAGACGGCTCTCCAAACCCGGCAACCACCAAGGTTGATGGGACTTATAAGGTTGGCCAGACCTCAGCCGGGATCGTGCACTATATCCAGCTGGGTGCTTTCTCTTCTGGCTCGCTTGCCAATTTTGCCGTCAATGACATCGTGAGCTTCCACCAGACTGTTACCAATGATTACGGTATCACAGATGGTGTTGACTTCACCGAAGGTCACTTGACCAACCGGCGCATCGTTGCGATCGACACCGGTAACAACCGGCTTGTACTCGATAAGCCTTTCCTGGTCGACTACGACACCGATCTGGGCGGCGGCGTTTATGGGTATGTCACCAAAGCCCGCAACGTCCACGCCACGATCCTGGTAGGAGGTCCCCAGGCGCTCGTAGCAGGGGTAGCCCAACAGCCGCTCTTCTATGCGCTTGACCCGATTGACGACTTCAAAGCGATCTTCCGCTTCTCGTTCGATCAATACCTGGGATACCAGCCCTTCCACCCTGAGGTGTACGAGGTTGTCTTTAGCGCTGGCTCCACCAGAATGAAGGGTGTCAGGGTAGTTCAGTAAATGGCACCTCTATACGCCGATTTCGTCCTGAGAGTGCTCAGGCTGATCGATGATCCAGACCAGAACCTTACCGACGATACGCTGGTCTGGGACGGAGTGGTTGGTGCCCATGATGCAATTTTGCCATGGGTGCCCAAGCTCTCCCAGACCACCATCTCGTCCGGTTCGGATGGTCTCCTGTTTGCGCTGCCGGCCGATCTCTACCAGATCCAGGCTGTGCAACTTGTGGAAACCGGCGTATTTCTACCCAAAGCCAACATCCTACCTAACTCAGCACGTGGAAACACCGCTAAAAACGACTGGCTGGATTACCCCACCGGTTATATCTCACTCTCTAACGCTCTTGTGGAGGATGCCGAGATCATGGTTTTCTACCTGGCTCATTGGGGCAAACCCGAGAACGAGCAGGATACGGACTTCATGATCGAGGTGCCCCCTTATGCCCACCAGGGTCTCATCTACTATGCTGGTTCCCACTGCTTGACGCCGAGAGCTGTTACCTCGGCTTCAATCAGGCAGTTCAACCAGAGGATCGATAGTGGAAATCCCGAAGATAATCCGCTCAAGATCGAGAGCAGGAATCTGCGGGACCTCTTCTATCAGGAAATGAAGATGATGCCCCCATACGCCAAGGTACCACACAATGGTTAGCACCCAAATCACCGATCTCCTGGTACACGCTATCAAGGATCACCTGGACACCGCCATGCGTGTCAATGTGCCCTCCTCGGACCCGGGTAAGGCCAAGACTGTCAAAGCCTACCGCTTCCAGGCTAACCCAATCACAGACAACATCTATGTATGGGTAGCTGGAGGCGATCCTGGGGATCCCAAGTTCCGGGATGGTCGAGTATCGGTAAGCGAGATGGATGATCTGGGTTTCAAGGTGCCTATAGGAGAGATCGGGGGCGGTCACTACTGGTGGCGGCGAGGCAGAGTAGGTCTGGGCTGCTATTTCGTGCAAAAGAACTTTGCGCAGGAAGAAGCTGCTAGACACGCTCGTAATGTCCTTGCTCGAGCAGAGTATGAGATAGAGAACGTGCAGGTAGCCGGCATAGTCGATAGCTGGGGTGAGGTGGCTTACCAGATCCTGGTTTACGCATCTACCTTTACCGAGGGTGGTGGTCCTCCGGACCAGTATCTTTGGAGAGGCGAGGTCTACTGGCAAACTCTCACCCATCGCCCAATATGACCCCTGAAATGGAGAAATAAAACCCATGACGACTATTGCTCAGGCAGGAATCTTGGGGTTCGGGCCACAACAGGACAAGCTAATCGATGTCGTTGACGGTCAATGGTACCGTCATAAAGCAACGGTTGTTGACCTGGCCGTACAGGACGATCAGCGGCTAGGTCCCCCTGAGGTTGGTGGCCGACCCCTGCCAACAATCCCCTACAAGGCTGGAGTAACGGTTGGAGGTGGAATTACGTTCCATCCGAGACTGGAAGCCTCCGTAGGCTGGCTACTCAAAGGAGCTCTGGGCTACTCCACGCCCTCTTCCGGCTCCGGTGGTATTGTCTACCACACCTTCACTCTGGACCCCACAAATCCCGGCTTTATCCCCTGGATGGGTTTCAGGAAATATATCCCCACTGATGGCGGGGCCGGCAATTACGGCCTTGGTGAGGTCTATAAAGATTGCAAAGAAACCTATATGGGCCTTACCCTCACCAATGAAGGTCTGGTCGAAGCCAGGGTGGATGCTCTCGGGCGTCTTTTCGAGCTCGAGGAAAGTCCGGTCTGGGGTATATCCTCCGGTTCTCCTGGTGGATGGGATCCATCTTTTGGTGATTTTGAGGATTATCCCTCCATCCCCATCGGTTCAGTACCTGGAGGCTATATCTCGACACCGGCTTTTGGTGAGCTGCCCGTCCTACGGGCTATGGTGGGAATGACCAATACTCCTGTTGATATCCGGCAGGAACGGGTTTATGGATCGCCTTTCATTGATGACGTTACCATTGTCTCGAGAGCGGCAAATCTGGATCTTACGGTCAAGTGGAGAAATCCTGACCTCTACCGCCAGATCCTGACAGGCTCCATAACCGGTACTGAATGGAATGCAGTTCCCTTCACATCCTCACTTGATTTCCTGACCGTCTCCCCGGCCAATATGCCGGGCGAGAGCGTGCCTTACAGCCTGCGGGTGCAGGTCACGGAGGCGATGCTTGCCCTTCAGGGCGGAGTTGTCCTTGCAGGAAATGATACGGTTGTGATGCGCTTTACCGGTGTAGCGCTTGATGTCACCGGGGATTACGTAGTTTGGACCCTGGCTAACCAGTTTGCCAGTTATGCCTGGCCAACCTAATTCTTGACCTTTGGAGCTCTCTCCTGTAAGAGAACTTATGATCCTCTTACAGGAGAACTTCTCCGGAGAAACTTATGTTTAGAGGAAAAGATCATGCCACTCAAACTTATAGCACCGCTTGAACAGGAGTTCGAGCTGGAAGTGTCGGATCGTAAGTACGGCACAGACGGCTCTCCAACTAAAATCACGGTCCGACAGGCCACACAAGCACAAAACGAAAAACGGGAGCTTATTTACGCTGAAGTTACTCAGGTTTTTGCCAAAAATGGCGGTAAGACGCCTGACGTTCAGTTCAAGCAAATGTGGTCGCAAGAGCGCTTGAAGAGAATGGAGTGCTTTCTGTCCATGGTCTCCTGCAACATCGAGGACGAGGACGGGACGGGACTCTTCATATTCAAGAAAATTGGTGATAAGCAGTATCTCGATATGACCGATATCGAATTCGAGAAAGCCTGGGGTAGGCTGCCTCCGGATGTTGCCCAGGAGATCCACAATAAGGTCCTTCTGGTCAATCTTCAGTGGGCAGGCCCTTTGGAAAAATCGCTCTAGCGCAAAAATTGGATGCGCTTGCTAGAGCGGTTGAGGACTTCGAAGGCGCTCTGAACCAGAAGGCCATGAATCTACCCGTTGAAATACCGGAGAAGCCGGAAGCGATGATCCTGGATGAACAGATCAGATCTTCTGGGTTGCCTCTCCTGCCTGGTGGAGTGATGGACCAGCCCTGGATCACCATGAAAGAGATCCAGACTGTGCGCAATATGCGAGAGCTCTACGCCGTATTGAGGAAACAGCAAGAGGAAGCACTAAAGAGGCAGAATGCCTAACCTACTTCTTGATACCTTTACCGACCCGGAACACGTTGTTCGCACGCTCGAGCACGCCATGCAGCCCTACGGCCAGTTTGGGGTAAGAGCCAGGAAATCCATCTCTTATGGGATGGAAGGGTTTACCGAAGCCCCGGACGAGTTCGAGGTGTGGATTCAGAACCAGGCCGCCAGGGGCAAGGCTGCCCAGGATGTCTGGCATGGCGTCGTCAAAGGAGGTCCTAACCAGACTCTCCAGATCAGGAGTGGTGAGGGATACGAGTTCATGATCGGAGATCTTCTGCCGGTTGGGGAGCGGGGTATCGGCGGGACGAAAGGGCAAGAAGCTTTCGAGGCCATGCCTTTCTATACCGGGGTAGAGAGCTTTGGTCGTAGGGTGGCAGCTGCTTTTGGGATGGCCTCGGTAATGAAGAGAGACCCCAATAAACCCGAGCCTGGCATCGTAAATCGCCTGTTCCGAGATATCAACCAGCTGGCCACCCCTGGTGGTGCTCTCTATAAAGCCCCAGGTGGAGGGGAGATCGGGCGCATTCCCCAATCCACGATCCGTACCGGTCCCCAGGAAAGCCCCGGACAGCTGCGCTATCTCTCCAGCCTCTATAATGTCCCTATCATTGGAGACGTGGCCAAGAGCGTCAAAGCCCTCCACCAGCAGGTAAGCCAATACGTTCCTACTCCAGGCGGTACACCAGCAGGGGCAGCCTGGTCCAGACTTTTTGGGGGTGGAGTATTTGAGCCGGGGCAGAAGTCGGGAGGCCTCTTTGTCCCACCAGCTGCTTTTGGGACGCCTTATGTTACTGAGGAAGGCATTACCCAGGTCAGCGCTCTCACCGAGAGGGGTCTCAAAAGATCCTATGAGGCCGGGCGGCGTGAGGTGGCTGAGATGGTGGTGCACACCGGAAGCAGGGCGGTTCCTTTGCCCGAGGAATTCCAGAGAGAGGCCGCAATCACCATGCGGCCTGGAGAAGCAACATTCAAAGGAATACCCGTTCAGGCACTTACTGCAATGGGTAAGCTCCCCTGGCAATCCGGGCAGATGCAGTTCAGGTTGCCTGAGGAGATCAGGCAGTATGTAATGGGACTGTCCGAGCCTACTTCTTATGGAGAGACCCCCGGTGCACAGCTGGGAGCGGCCTACAAATCACGCCAAAAATTCACTATCTCGGGGCTTGAGAATATCGGTGCTCTTATCGAGGGTGGGCTTGAACTTGATAAAGAGTTGATCGGCAAGATCCTAGAACCTGGCAGGGCCGTCCAGTTTGGTAAATGGGGCAAGATGCCTGAAGGGGTAGAGGGCATTGAGAGACTGGAGATGACCCCCGGCCAGCAGCAGACGGCTATCACCGGATACCGTCTAAATCTACCCTATACCTTGGGGGATACTCCTGAAAAGCTGGCCATGCTGGAGCCGCAATTCCAGCAGCTTCGAGAGCGAGGAGTGACCAAAATCGATTGGACTGCTCCTGTAGGAGCTCCTTATCTGGACGTACTTACCAGCAACATCACTACAGCCGGCCTAAAGGGAGGTGGCGCCAAAGGACAGATCAACGTTCCTTTGTTCAGAGGGGCCGAGGGAAGGGGACTGGAGCTGATCCCTCAGGTACTTGAGCGCACTCAAGGGGGGCAGGGGGCGCTCCCCTATAACGTTCTTCAAGAGGCCAAGAACGTCGATGTGGTCATGTTCAATGCGCTCCAGGCCATGGGGAAGGAAGATCCCACAAAGATCTATGAGTTCATGCGCTATCTCTTTCCGGAGAAGGGGAAGGCTATAACTAGCTACCAGACAGCTCAGGCGGGAGCCAGACCATCCCTTGAGGCTATGGGACAGGCTATTGGAGAGTTTCAGACTGGAGAGCAGCTGGTATATGAGGTCACTAACCGGGCATTGCAATATAAGGAGCAGGTAACGCCAACCGGCAGGGAAGTGGTCCAGAGACCTTTCTCCGAGATCAATCTACCTTTCAATGAGGAGATGCTCAAACGCTTTGGAGTGGGTAGGGTAGCCGGTACAGTCCCCATAGAGCAATTCGCCGGGTCATCCAGGGAAATGGTCCAGCAACAGATCGTAAAGGCGCTCATGCAGGGAGAAGGTGGTCTGTCTCAAGAACAGGCCGAGCAGACTATGCGGGAGCGTTTCAAGCTACAACTGGATAAGAAACTTGGTATTTATACCCCTTATTATGAGACTGAGTTCCTGGCAGCTCCAAAGCTCCAGACCTTTGTTACGGAGACCTCCGGCTTGGGATCCACCCAAGGCGAGATGCAGAGAGCCATGCAAGCTCAGGGGTTTAGTGAGCTTGCCGGATACATGGAGAAGAACTATGCTCAGCTCTTCAGGGACAGTCCCGCCAGACAAGCCCTGCGTCAGACCACGGCCGGTTGGCTGCAGACCCGGGCGCAAGCTCCGGCTCTAGCAGAAAGCAGTGTTGTCGGGCAGGGTGGTATCGATCCGGAAACCCTGCGTCTGGCAGCACAGCGAGGAGGAGAAGGTCTTGGGTCAATAGGTAGAGTTGAAGCTTATAGTGCCGCTTATCGAGAGCTGGCCGGCACCCCGGAAGGCAAAGCCGAGCAGCTGATGTATCTTCCCGGTCAGGGGGTGAGCCTCATGTCCCCGCAGTCAGCCCTTGCTCTTGAAAGCAACCGCCTGGCACTTGCCGAGGAAGGCCAGCTTGAGTTCGAAAGCCAGGGGCAGGTGACGACCAAGTACGCCAGGATATTGGAAGGCTTGCTCACTGCCGAGGCGGGCGGTTTCAGGGATCCGGGTAGGGTAGAGGAAGCTACGGCCTTTATGGGCCAGTACGTCTCCTCAGAACAGCTACGCAAATCCTATGGCGGCCTCTTCTCCCGTTACGGCGGGTCTGCCCTCACCGAGCCGGGTATAGCCGATGTGAGCCAGCAGTGGTTGAGACGCCAGTACCTGGCCGGAGGTGGCAGCCAGGGATCTATGCGAGAGTACCAGCAGTATCTCCGCACCATGCAGGGAGCGACAGCTATAGGCATTCGCCAGCCGGCGCCTGTCATTGGTGGGGAGGATTACCCTGGCGCCATCCAACCCATGATCCTACGCACCCCGGCCTCGAAGATGGGAGGGCGTATCTGGGAAGCTGCCAGACAGGGCGCCATGATGTTGCCAGAGCTCATCCTGCCACAACTTCAAAGGCAGACTTTAGGTGATCTTGACCTTGACCCTTATACGTTACTTCCTATGGCATTCCGCATCCCAAGGACACGTGGAAAGGGCTTCAAGTGGGAGAGGTTTGAGCCAGGGGAGGGGAGCTATAAGGAGTGGATGGGCAGGGTGATGCAGTATGCCTCCCCCGAGATGCAGGAGCGCACTTTCGAGCGGGTGTTTGGCCCACTTGCCGGACAGATGGACCCTTGGTCGGAGCAGATGCGCTCTGCTATGGGCACTATGTTCCCTGGACAGGGAGAGGGGCTGCTCTCAAACCGCCTGGCTCTACAGATGCAGGGCACTCAAAGACAGGTAGAGACCTGGAACGAGCAGAAGGGGATCCGGATGGGAGCGGTCTATAACGCTTTCCTGCGCAGAACAGAATCTGCCGGGACGGTCCTGGGTATGCCTGAACGAGAGCTCGTTCGTGCTCGAGATATCTCAGGCGGCCAGTATTACCAGAAGGCCGTAGATATGGAGGCGATTGCCACAGCCTGGGAGAGCCTGATGTCGAGCGCCGGTTTCTATCCAAGGGGTGAGGATGCCCGCCAGGGAGTGACTTTTGGAGCCAGGATGTCATCTGGAGAGCGCACTACCTGGGCCATGAATATGTGGGATCCCACTAGAGCCGAAGCCGGGGAACTTGCCAGACCCCTGGGGCTTTACCTGGCTACAACCCCCGGAGCGAGACCCGAGGCGGTTGCCTCCATGCTCACAAATATTCCGGAACGGGGAGAGATGGGGCAGGAGGAGTTCGGTCAGATGGTCTCCGAGCGCATGTCGGCTGTCCAGGCAGCTCTCGAGCCTGCTATGGCTGCCCGAGAAGGGGAACAGCCGGTGTCAAGAGACGTGCGGGTGCTCAATGCTCTCACCGAACTATCCGGACAAGGACTTATCGGGGAGCGTTCGATCGCTGTCCAATCTGCTCTCGCTCGAGGGGTTGAGTATGTAAGCAAAGATCCTGCCAGGAGGAGGGTTATTGAGGCAGCCACCACCGGCGCAGAGGGGCAGGGACTAATGCGTGTAGGCGGCCAGAAGCTGACTTTTGGCCAGCTTGCGGAACAAACCCGGCCGATCAGTGATATCTATGATTTCCTGAGGCATAAACCGGAAGCCCAGGGTTATAAGTCTACAGAGAGACTGGAGAGCTTGCTCAGGTTTGCTCAGGAGAGGGGTGTTGGGGGATCAGTTGCCATGCAGCAGATCTGGAGGTCATTCGGATCTCTTGCCGGATTACCTTCCCCGGCAGGACAGGTCCCGGTCGAAGCTCCTATGAAGGCAACCGGGATAGCCGAGATAGATGAGGCTATTGCCGAGTACATGCAAACAATCACCCCCTCGGCCGGTCCGCAATACGAGCGTTCCAGACAGATGCTCAGGGATATTTCTATGGGGCAGGGTGGGCGTGTCCTCAGAGCGTCCTCACTGGCTTATCCGGGAGGTTATACGGGTCCCGAGATCTACGGGAGACGTGGTACTCAAGCTCATGCTTATCTTGCCGAGTACCTCAAGTCCGGTGAAGTTCCCGGAGTTACCGGCGTTGAACAGCGCCTTATGGATATTACCAGTACCGTAAGCGGTCATACAGATTTCTTACAGGATATCCCTGCTGGTATGGGGGAAGGTAGAGAGATTGTCGACCTGAAAACTGGTACGACCGATCCGGGGGCTTATGCTGGACAGATGGCTGCTTACAAGTATTTGACCGGAGCACAGCAAGCCAGGATCATGCAGGTTCCCAGAGCACAGGTCAGACAGTTCCGTATGGAAGAGCTTGCTCGAGTACAAGCCGGAGAAGTTACTTACCCACAGGCCAGGATGAACATCGGGCGCCGGATCTATCAGGCTGGCATGGAAACAAGCACAGTTCTTGGGGCTGAGGAGATCGGTCCTCAAGCGCTCGAGAGTGCCCTTCAAGGCTATGCTGCTGCCCAGGGTATCCCCATTACCCCTCCTCTTACAGGAGAAGAAGCTCAAGCACCAGCAGCGGCTCCGGCTGGTGGGGCAGGGGGAGGCGGCCAGCCTCCACGACGCACTACAGTAGCTGCTGCCGAGCCAGAGCCAGAACCGCAAGAGCCACGTCGCCCTCGAGGAGAGGCAGAACGCATCTCGAGTCAGGATTTCCTGCGGGGAGCACAAGCCATGGGGACCGAGATCGGCACTAACATCTTTGCCCAGCTTGCCCCGCTCATCACCAAAGCCGGGACCATGCGCACGACCACCCGCAAACTAAGCCCTGAAAGATTTGGAGCCTTCTATGGCGCCGCTGCCCAGATGACCGGGAGGATAGGCACCTTTGCCGAGGGAGGGGAATTTACCCCTGGACCGATTATGGAGGAGTTTCAACAACTTCCCCAGCTCCTGGCATCCTACTTTCCTGAAGAGGGAGCCAGCCAGATCCTGGCTGCCGGTGGTCCTTCGGAGGCTGTTGGCCTGGCAGCTCAGCTGGCGCCGCAGTTTGGGGTGAATATCGGCAACATCACCCGCAGAAACCCGCAGGTGAGACGGCTGCTCGAAAGCTACAAGACCATGGACTATTTGGGCAAAACCGTGGCCAAGAACTATGGAGCGATCACGACCGGGATGCTCTCTGCAACCGGAGGAGCCGGCCCGGCAACCATACTTCGGGCTTTGGGGGAGGATCCGGAAGCAACTCAGGTATTACCGCAAATTGCCGGGATGATGGGAGGGCTTGAAGCTCTTCAAGGGATCTCCTCTAAAACCCCTGCTACTCCTGCCAAGATGGAACCGCTTACTGCTGGACAGCGAGATATCGTCAGCAATATTGTTGAGGACTATAAGAGCGTCACGACGGCGCTTGAGGCTCATCGGGACAGCCTCAAGAATTACAAAGGCACTATTATAGATGTGGATGACGCTCTACAGCAGCTGGGTGAGACCGATGCAGAACGGGCTTTTACACTCGGCCGCCAGTTGCGGGAAGCGGGTATCAAGCGGGGTGTTCTGGCTCAGGAGCTGGGTGTCCAGTTTCAGTTAGGGGATGTCGGTGGGGTGCTCACCCCAGAACAGATGAGAGTAGCCGGGGGGAGAGCTGCCGTGAAAGGTGAGCTCAGTAGTCTCCAGCAGTATTCAACTGCCCGTCAGAGAGAGCTCGAGATGGAGGCCGACATCTTTGGACGTGTTCAGGAAGGGGGTGGGGAGGGGGGTGGCGGTCTGGGCAGCAGAATAGGTATGTTGGGCAGGAGGCTGCTCGGCGGGTTTGGTCTCATGTATATGCGCTCGGTTGCCGGGATCATGCTCTCCGGAACACAGCTCGGTTATCAGGAACAGATGGCAGAGCAAGCTCAGGCTCAAGGTGTGATGGGCGCTCAATTTGGGGGTATGGTGCCCACTCTTACTCCAGAAGCTCAGTATTCCAGAGCGGCGGCTATGTACGGAGGTACCGGTTGGTCGGGTCTCCGGATGCTACAGGCCAGGGCGCTCCGAGAGCAACCTGGGTTGACTGGTATAGGCGGGATAGCTACAGCTGGGGTAGGCGCTTATGCAGCTGCCTCCTGGATGGGTATGCTGGCCGGGCCCGGATCCATTCTGGCTGGTGCTGCTCCCTGGGCAGCCGGAGCAGCTGCTCTTGGAGTTGGAGCACTCAATATTTATGGTGCAGCAACTCAGGTAGAACCTAATGCTGTGGCCATGGCGGCCCGGACTGCCAGGGGTGATTTCCAGGATATGAGTTTATTGGAACAAGCAACAACCGCTTTTGATTTTCAGAGAATGGGGTGGGGTCTCAACAGAGGGCAGCAAGATCCTATTATCCAGCAGCTCTTGCGTATGAACCAGGCTCAGCAGGGAGGACAGGATCCGAGAACGGTCCTTACTGCTCAGGGAATGGCGCCGGCCGAGGTCAACCGCTACATGAGCATGTTCGTGCAGATGCAGGGAGAGCGCTTCCCAGAGATCTCGGTCGAGGCCCTGGCTCAAACTCAGGCTCTGCAGACACAATACGGCTTGCCTCTTACCGATGACACCCGCAGGTTGCTTGGCGCTGGTCTCATGCAGGGGGTGCCTTACCAGCAGACTGCCATGGCCGCAGCTTACACCCCATTTGCCACCCTGGCACAACAAAGAGAAAGAGCAGGAGGGCTTATCGGGCGTTGGCTCACGCCGGAGATTGGCGGTCTCCAGGCACAGCAAGCCGAGACACTTATCACCGGCGCAGAGCGCTACCGAGGACTGGGTCCTTTTGTAGAAACGCCAGAGGAGCAGGGGATCACAACCCCAAGTCCCATCCCTGGAGGCGGCATGGTAACAATCATGCCCGGACAACTTGGCGTACCGCCAGCTGCTCGAGAGCAACTCATAGAGCGCCTGGGCTTGATGGGTGAGGCACAATACGGTGCCCTTAGAGGCGCTTACGATATCGCCACACAGCAAGCCATGATGTTTGGCACTCAGGTCCAGAGACCGGATATTGCCAGATATGAGGATATTACAGGTCCTGAAGAGTTGGCCCGGGTTATGCGAGAGCAAGGCATCGTACAGGCTCGTCAAGGAGCACAACAACAGCTCCAGGCCGCCAGGTTTGGTTTGGGAATGGAGGGTGTCCTTCCAGCAGAGCTCATCAATGCTCCTGTGATGGCTATAAACCAGGCTCGGGTGCAGGCTCAAACCGGCTTGGGAGTGGCTCAACAGCTTATGGCGGGGGGAATGGATCTCACCCGAGCGCAGACCGTAGGACAGGCTTTCACTCAGATGGATCCCAGGCAAGCAGCCATGTACGGTGGGGTAATGAACCTGGATCCCATGAGGATGGCACAGTGGGCCATGCAACTCCCCGGCGGGCCTCAATCTGCTATGTACCAGCAGCTCTTCGGTGGCGCAATTCAGGCCGGAAGGACACTACCGGGGATCGGTGGCCAGCAGGTGGGTATCAGTAATCTCTTTATGACGGATGTCAACCAGCAAGGACAGCTGACCGGCCTTCCCTGGGGAACCACCTCCCTGGCCATGCCGGGGGTTACTGGACAGGAGATGGCAGGGCGTATCTGGGGAGGGAATTTTGCCGGAAGGACTGATATCAACCAGGGTATGGTGCAGGCTCTCATCGGGGGTGGGCAGAGAGGTGGCCAGCTGTACCAGATGCAACTCGGAGCACAGTACCAGGCTGCTCAGTCTGGGATAGCCCTTCAGCAGATTGCTCTCCAGAGAGAGTACCAGCCGCAGTTTTGGGCCATTCAGGACCAGATGCGCAATCTTGGATACCAGCAGCAGGAGTTTGGCTTTGGTATGCAGGAACGCCAGATGGAAATGCAGAACCGCTTCTTCCAGGAGAGCTTCGGCCAGAACGTGCAGGGGGCTATGATGCAGCGCCAGTGGGCAAGAGCGGATTGGGGTCTCCAGGATCAGACCAGGGCCATGCAGTGGCAGTGGCGGCAGGAGGACTTCCAGGAGCAAGCCCGTTTCATGACCGGTAGGGAGCGCCGTCTTGCCGAACGGGGTATGGAGCGGGAGACCATCATGTACGGGATTGAGGGGGAGAGGATCGACACTCAGCGCCAGCGACAGGAGGAGATGTGGGGGCTGGAGGATGAGCGCTTTGACACCCAGAGGCGCCAGCAGATGGAGAGTCTTGCTCTTCAGGAAGAACAGCTCCAGAAAACCAGGGAGTTCTTTGAAGAGCGCAAGGTGCTTGAGGAGCGTCAGGTGGTCTTGCAGCGAGAGTATTGGGAGAAGAACATCGCTCTCCAGGAACAAGCCGCCGCAGCTTCGGCCGGGTATGCCGCCAAGCAGAATGAGATTGCTCTCACTATGATGGAGCTGCAAAACTTTGTCGAGGATGCCAGGGGACAGATCAACCTCCTGAATGAAGAAAGCCTGACCGAGCTGGTTGCCATTCTGGAAGAGATCGATCCTACTTTCGCTGCCTTTATTGAAAAGCTGATCAATGCGGAAAAGGCCATGAGAGGCGCTCCAATTCCCTCAGGTGGTGGTGGCGGTGGCAGGCCCGGAGAAGCTACTCCTATGGCTGGAGGCGGTAGAGTCTATCCAGGGCGCACTTATGAGGTGAATGAGGCCGGGCAGGAGTTCTTCCAGCCCGACATGAGCGGTTCCATCATCCCACTCTCGAAGCTAGATCCCTTCCGTGTCACCATGATCGGGGATTCTCCGGGAGGAGAGTCTGGAGGAACGCAGACCATCCATCTTCAAGTATTCCTGGGTGATGAGATGATCCTCTCTAAGTTCCTGAACGCTATTGACCAGGAGATCCGCTAATGCCTACCAATGCTTTCGTCACTATTATGGACAGTTCCGGATCCGGGGGCAAGCTCAAGGTTATTGACTATGAGCCAGTTGAAGATAAGGCCATGTCTGCCGATCGAACGGTTGAGGGTGGTTGGGATGTATCCATGGGATCAATCTATGAGGAGCATAACTATGTGGTCAAAGTCTATAACCCCGAAAACCTGGCAGGCTATATTGATTTTGATGAGCTGAAGCGGCTCTATCGTCTGAATAATCCAAACGGCAGCCCCTCCAATATCCTCACCCTCACTGATCACTTTGGAGTAAATCATCAGGTGATGTTTGTTGGGAAGCTCCGTAAGAGACCGGTGGGATATATCCTCGAGGGGGCTGGCGCCGTCTACTATATCCCTGTCCAGCTACTATTTTTGACCTGACCTATGTCCAGATCTGTATCGGCCACAATGGTCTCGGCCATTGACAGTAATGTGCTCTACCAGAATATCATCCGGGCAACTGCTGAGAAATCCCGGATCTTCTTCTCGGCCGTTACCTCCAGCTTCCCCTATGGTGGAGCCGAAGGCGCCGGTCTCTTTGACGATCCTACCCCTCAGAGTGTGGGCTACAACTCGGATGACGATACAGCTGCCACATTCTATAATGACAGTGGAACCCTAAAATACATGACCCAGGGTAATTTAACCCCGGTCGATACCAGCCTGCCAATTCAGGGCAACCCGAGCGTAGTAGGAGACTACCTCTACCGCATCAATGGCGTTGGTGACATTATCCGGCATGAGATTTCGTGGGCACTCATTACAGCCAGGATAACCAATCCCTTTCTCGGGCTGGCCACAACAATCGGCACTCCTTCAGAAACTGCCCTGGCTGTCCATGGGGTATCTCCTACGAGATGTGTGGTGGTTATGGATGGAGATGGAGGCTTCCGGATGGGGTTATGGAATAACACCACGGAGTACCTTCAGACCTACCGCTTCATGTTCCCCAAGATGATAGATTATACAGATGGGGGATCCGAACGCACCATGGCTGAGCTGGCCTTGTTTAGTGCTGCTCTTGAAATTGGAGGGGTTGTTTATGCCTATATATCGGATAACTACAAAGGATCTGTTCTTGCGGCAAGCTGGGACGAGGACACCCTTATCTGGGGAGACATCTTTACTGCGGTGCCGACTGACTTGCAAAACAGCCTTTGTGAATTTCGTGTTGCAAATGCCTATGCCCGCAACGGAACTGCTTACCTTGTCGGACAGTATCATCGAACAGAGAATATTGAAACCGACCGGGTCTATTCCCTGATCCTCTCTTCCCCCGATGGTAGATCCTTTGCCATAGATCGTTTCTGTCTGGTCTCTGATCTGGGCTTTAGATTTCACGCCGTAGGGGGAACCGATAAGCTCTTTCTGTCTCACTGTAACCGGGTGTGCTTTGACGATATCACTTATGTCTTTGATGGGTCATCTGGATCTAATGGACAGTCTGTAAGCATACCCTCAACATCCTTCAAATCCTTTAGAGATAGTGACCTGTCCAGAGGACAGCTAGATCTCAAGGCCGGCAATGAAGCCCTCACCTGGGACAGCCAGATTGTGGAGGAAAGTAAGCTCATCCTGGAGCTGGGCTACCGCACCACGGCCGGGGATGAGTATGTTACCTATGCCACCTATATTATCGAGAGTGTGTTTCGGGGCTTTGCCGATGGCGTGAGGACGCTCAGGCTCGACCTGGTTGGAGAGAGCGAGTGGAAGCTTGAAGGGCTATCGTCCCCATTCTATACTGAGATCTTCTCCAAGTCGTCTGCCTATGTAACCCTGATCGAAGAGGAAACCGGGCAGCTGTACCTAGCCTCCGGGATCAAGAGGACTGAAGCCAGGCTTACAGTTGATTTCTGGTCTCATGAAGAGCACACAGATGGGGGTATTACCGGTATCCTGGTTGGAGATAGTGGCGGGGTGAACTTCTATCAGGCTGGAGCGAGCCATGATCTTGGTATTCGTACCAAAGACCTGAAAACAGTCCT